AATTGTAATAGTGGAGTAAATGTAGATGAATTAAGAGCTATGCAAACATCAGCTGTATATGCTTGCGTTAAGATACTAGCAGAAACGATAGCAAGTCTTCCATTACATTTATATAAAAAAGGTAAAAATGGAAAAAATGAATTTGCTACAGAACATCCATTATTTGCATGTCTTTATGATATACCAAATGAAGAGATGACAAGTTTTGAGTTTAGAGAAACAATGATGACATCTCTTTTATTATACGGAAACGCATATGCAAGAATAATAAGAAAACGTGGCCATGTAACAGAACTTTGGTATTTAAAACCTGATAGAATGATTGTAGAAAGAGATACATTAACTGGTAAGATAAAATATACATATTCAGATGATATTACTAATAAAACTTTCATATATAAGCCAAGTCAAGTATTTCATATAAAGAGTATGACATTTGATGGGGTTAAAGGAATATCACCTATTGAAGAAGCAAAAGAAGCTGTGGGTCTAAGTCTGGCAACTGAAGAGTATGGGGCTAAGTTCTTTGGAAATGGAGCAAGACCAGGAGGAGTACTAGAACATCCAGGAATATTAAAGGATCCTGAAAAACTAAGAGAAAGTTGGAACAAAGTGTATCAAGGAACAAGAAATTCTCATAAAATTGCAGTGTTAGAAGAAGGCATGAAATATCATACAATTGGAATTGCTCCAGAAGATGCACAATTTTTAGAAACTAGAAAATATCAGTTAAATGAAATATGTAGAATATTTAGAGTGCCACCACATTTAGTCGGTGATTTAGAACATGCAACATTTTCTAATATTGAACATCAATCAATAGAATTCGTTCAACATACAATAAGACCTTGGATAGTGAGATGGGAACAAGAAATTAGCAAATCTTTACTATCAGAAGAAGAAAGAACACTGTATTTTGCAAAATTTAATGTTGATGGTTTGCTTCGTGGCGATTACAAATCAAGAATGGAAGGATATGCAGTAGGAAGACAAAATGGATGGTTGTCAATTAACGATATAAGAAAACTTGAAGATATGCCATTAGTAGATAAGAATCTTGGTGGTGATGATTATTTAGTAAATGGTAATATGATTCCTGCAAGTGTAATAAAACAAAAGGAGGAAGATAAGGATGAATTCTAAAAAAGAAATAAGAATGCTTCCTTTAAATGAATTAAGAGTAAGCGAACAAGGTAATGAAATAATAGAAGGTCATGCAGCAGTCTTTAACTCATGGAGTGAGATGCTGGGTGGCCTTTTTCCATTTAAAGAAATTGTTAGAAAGGATGCATTCAAAGAAACAATTCAAAATGATGATATAAGAGCATTATTTAATCATGATCCAAATTATGTGCTTGGAAGAAATAAATCAAATACATTATATCTTGAAGAAGATGAAGTTGGATTAAGAGTAAAAATAACACCACCAAATACCACATATGCAAAAGATTTGGTTGAAAGTATAAAACGTGGAGATGTATCTCAAATGTCAATAGGTTTTATTGTGCTTGATGATTCTTGGGGTACAGTAGATGGTGTTGATACAAGAGAAATTAAAAAAGTTAAATTATTTGATGTAAGTCCAGTTACTTTTCCAGCATATCAAGAAACTGATGTTGGAATACGTGGATTGGAAGAATATCAAAAATATAAAAATAGTAAAGAAAACAAAAATCAAAAACAATTAGAAAGACAAAAACAAAGTTTTCTAAAAGCAAAGTTTAAAAATATATAGGAGGAATTAAACTTATGACAATGAAGAAAGTTCTTGAAATGAGAGCAAAAAGAGAAAATGCAAGATTAAAAGCAATGGAAATTCTAAATAAAGCCGAAAAAGAAGATAGATTTTTATCTTCAGAAGAACAAAAAGAAATTGATAAATATGAAGAAGAAATTCGTTCATGGGATGCATCAATTGAAAGAGCAGAAAGAATGATTGCTATGGAACCTGATGAAATAGAAGAAAAACCAGAGGTAAAAACAGCACCAAAGAATGAAGAAAGAAAATTTAAAACTTTTGGAGAACAATTAATGGCTGCATATCGTGCATCAATGCCTGGTGGTCAAGTTGATAATAGATTAACTACACGTGCTGCAAGTGGTTTAAATGAATCAAATCCGAGTGATGGTGGATTTTTAGTTCAACAGGACTTTGTATCTGAATTATTAAAAAGAACATATGAAACAGGTATTCTTGCAAGTAAGGTAAAAAAGATTCCTATTTCAACTTCAGCAAACGGATTAAAGATTAATGCTGTTGATGAAGATAGTCGTGCAAATGGTTCAAGATTTGGAGGAGTTCAAACATACTGGGAAGGTGAAGCTGATAAACTTGCTGGAACAAAACCAAAATTTAGAGTTTTAGAATTATCACTTAAAAAATTAACAGGTTTATGTTATGCAACTGATGAATTACTTCAAGATACAGCTGCATTAGAATCTGTTATAAGACAAGCATTTGCAGAAGAGTTTGGATTCAAAATTGATGATGCTATTTTAACTGGTACAGGAGCAGGTGAGCCATTAGGTATTTTAAATTCTTCTTCATTAGTAACAGTTGCAAAAGAATCTAATCAAACAGAAAAAATTACAGTTGAAAATTTAATTAAAATGTGGAATAGAGTATGGAGTAGATCAAGAAACAATGCGGTGTGGTTTATTAATCAAGAAATAGAACCATATTTATATACATTAAAGATTGGTACAACTCCAGTTTACGTTCCTGCAGGAGGCTTATCAGAAAAGCCATATGGAACATTGTTTGGTAGACCAGTTATACCACTTGAACAATGTAGTGCATTAGGAGAAGTTGGTGATATTATTTTAGCGGATTTAAATCAATATTTATTAATTGACAAAGGTGGTATTAATGCACAAAGTTCAATTCATGTAAGATTCTTATATGATGAAAATGTATTTAGATTTATTTATCGTGTAGATGGACAACCAATTTGGAATAAGCCACTTACTCCATATAAAGGCACAGCTACACAGTCACCATTTGTAGCATTAGCAAAAAGGAATTAAGGAGGTATAAAACAATGTCAAAAACATTAACAAAATATAAAGTAGTAAAAGAACTTGGAACAATATTTGCAAGTGATGTAACAACTGAATATGTGCCACTTACAAATGATAAGAATGTTGAATTTATAGTTGCAACAGGAGTTGGGACATCTGCAAAAACTAAATTCCAGATTTTAGCAAAATTAAATAGTGATGGAAGTGAGGTTTCAATTCCATATAAAGAAAAAATTGGGCAAACAACATATAACTATGTAGATAGCACTGGAAAAGAATTTGAAATAGGTGGAGAAGCAGGCAATACAGCTTTTATAGTAATTAGTGTTGATAGTTCTATACTAAAAGGATTATATGACCGAGTAGCATTAAACATTAAAGGTGTGACTTCATCAACAATTCCAGGTGTTATAATTGCAGCAACATTTGATCCAAGATATTCAGAATAGGAGAAATAAAGATGGGTGTATTACTTACATTAAATGAAACAAAACATTATTTACGTGTTGATAATGATGAAGATGATGCACTCATCTCTTCTTTAATTATCACATCTAGAATTTTAACAGAAGAAATAATAAGATGTAATTTAGATGAATTTGAAATGTTACCAGATTTAATTAAGCAAGCAATGTTAATAATTATAGGAACATTATATGAAGAAAGACAAGTCGAGAAAAATGATAAAGAAGGACTTGCGTTAGATGCAACACTTGATTTAGTAAAAAAAATGTTATTCATGTACAGAAAGGAAAAATTCTGATGAGAATAGGAAAACTAAATAGAAGAATTGATATTTTAGAATTTGTTGTTACGCGAAACGAATATGGTGAAGAAGTAGGCACATGGACTAAAAAAGAAAGTGTTTGGGCAAAAATTGAACCAATAAGTGGAACAGAATATTTTAAATCACAAAAACCTGTTGCAGAGAATACAACAACTATAACCATTAGATACAATAAAAATATTAGTGTGTTAAATAGAATAAAATATCAGAATAAACTATATGAGATAATTGGAGTATCAGATGATGAAACACTGCATACAACAACGATTTTAAATTGCAAGGAGAAAGTTGCATATGGGGTATAGTGCTAAACAAAAGAAAGTTAAAGTAAATCTTGAAGGAAAAGAAAAGATAGTTAAAAGATTAAAACAAATGGGCGAAGCAGCAGGAAATGTGTTAATGGAAAGTGCTATGGCAGGTGGGAAGATAGCTTTAGAAGATGCCAAAAGAAATTGTCCAGTTGATACTGGAGCATTAAAGAATAGTTTGAAACTTAGTAAAGATAAACAAACAAAGAAAAAAGCTACTGTTAAGGTTGATTATGATAAAGATATTAAATATGGAACATTTGTTGAACTTGGAGTTCGAGGAAGAGAAGCCAATCCTTTTTTAAGAAATGCGGTTGATAGTAATCAAAAAAATATTAATGAAGAAATAGCAGAAAACGTTGCAAAAGCAGTAGGAGGAAAAATGTAAATGGATATATTAATTGGCTTATATAATCATTTATCAAATGATGAAAAAATTAAAAAAATAGTAGGTAATAAAATATATCCAGTGATATTACCTCAAAATATAGCACTACCCGCAATTGTATATTCATCAGTATTAGCTAACTATGATTCAGCTCTTCAAGGAGACACTGGCTTTGTTAGGCAAACTATTCAAATAGTATCACATGCAAAAACATATAAAGAAGCACGTGAACTATCAAGATTAATTAAAAAAAGGATCCAAAACTTATATGGTAACATGGGTGGAGTATTTATTGAAGCGGTATTTATTAAAACAGATTATGAATTAAACACAAATACATCACTAAAATTTGATACTGAAGAGTACATGTGTTCAATTGAATTTGAATTTTATTATATTGAAAATAAGGAGGTAAAATAAAATGGCGATAGCTGGTAAAAATGGTAAAGTCATAATTGGTGATGAAACAAATAAAGTAATAGGATTGAAAAGTTGGAGTTTAGAGTTATCTCTTGATACACTTGAAACAACAGCTTTAGGAGATGATTGGAAAAAATATATAACTGGTTTAAAAGAGTGGACAGCATCATGTGAAGGTGATTATGAAGTAACAACTAAAGATTCAACACAGGAAACCCTACAAACAGCATTCTTAAATGGTACATCAGTAACATTAAAAATGTATGTTGATGATAAAAATTATTACACTGGTGAAGCAATTATTAATAGTTTATCAGTAGAAGATCCAGTTGATGATGTTGTTAGTATTTCACTTGAATTCACAGGTAATGGTGTTTTATCATTTACGAAAGGAGCATAAATTAAATGAAACACGGAATAACAATAAATTTAGATAAACCAAGAACATTAAGATACGGTATCAATGCTCTTGCAAAAATTGAAGATTTAACAAATAAACCATTAGTTAAACTTGATTTAAAAAATGTTGGTATTAAGGATTTGTTAATTATTACTTATGCAGGGTTATGTCATGAAGATAGTAATTTAACAATTGAAAAAGTTGGTGATATTATTGATGAATATTCAAGTCTAGGAGAAATTGCAGAAAAAGTAGGCGAAGCATTAACATTAGCATTTGGAAAAAAAGATAAATCAAGTAAGGGGGAATAGATGCCGCCTCTTTTAATTTATTTGCTTTTTGTGAAAAACTAGTAATTAATCTTAATATAGATCCAGTAACGATAGGATTATATACACCATATGAGTTATCACTTATTGGAAAACAACGAGAAAAGTTAAGAAGAGAACAATTTGAAAATGATATTTGTCTTGCTTGGCATATAGAAGCATTTGCTAGACAAAAAAGGCTTCCTAAACTTGAAAAAATATTAAGAGATGTAAGAAAAGAAAAAACTAGTATAAGCAAAAGTGATGCCATATTGAAAATGATGGCGGCAGAAAAAGGAGTAATAATAAAATAGGAGGAATTTATGGCAATTATTAGAAACTTAGTAGTTAAGATATCAGCTGATATTTCCTCACTATCAAAAGGATTAGATAAAGCAGCTAGTGATTTAGGTAAGATGTCTAAATCATTAACAAAAGTTGGAACTAAATTATCAGCAACAGTAACAGCTCCAATTGTAGCGCTTGGAACAGCAGTAGTAAAAACTTCATCAGAGTTTGAACAATCGATGGCAAATGCCGCATCAGTAGCAGGAGCAACAGGAGAAGATTTTGAAAGAATGACAGCTCTTGCTCGTGAAATGGGTGCAAAAACAGTATTTAGTGCAAGTGATGCAGCTGATGCATTGTACTACATGGCATCTGCAGGATATAAAGTAGACCAAATGGCTGATTCAATTGAAGCAACACTTAATCTTGCTTCAGCAACACAATATGGGTTAGCCGATACTACAGACATAGTTATAGCTACATTAAATCAATTTGGTTTAGAAACAAGTAGCGCTGAAAGAGTAACAAATGTTTTTGCTAGCGCCATAGGTAATTCAATGGCATCAATGGATAAGCTAGCAAATTCAATGGGCTATGTTGGACCTGTTGCCAATAGTTTGGGTTATGAAATTGAGGAAACAGTTGGAGCATTATCGATTTTATATAATGCAGGTTATGATGGTTCAACAGCAGGAACAACCTTAAGACAAGCACTAGTAAGTTTAATGAATCCAACTTCATCAGCGTTAGCAGTTTTTGAAGAACTTGGATTATCAGTAGATGAATTAAATCCATCAACAAATGACTTTGCAGATATTGTTAATAGACTAGGCGAAGCTGGAATGACAACCTCACAAGCAATGGAAGTGTTTGGAGCAAGAGGTGGACCAGGAATGTTAGCATTAATGAGTAAAGGTGGTGATGCTATTAAAGAAATGACAGCATCAATTACTGGAACATCTAAAGCAACAGACATGGCAGCAATACAACTTGATACTCTAACTGGTCAGTATAAAATACTAAAATCAGAAATTGAAGAAATAGCAATATCTTTTGGCGATGTTTTAATTCCGATAATTAGACAATTTATATCTAAGTACATATCTCCACTTACTTCAAAACTAATGAAACTTGGAAACGAAGAAAAAAGTCACATAGTAAAAATTGCAATGATTGCAGCAGCAATAGGGCCTTTAACTCTTGGACTAGGTAAACTATTTGGAGTTTTATCAAATATAGTAAAAATAATTCCAATGATATTTTCAAAGACAGGTTTAGTAATTGGAATACTTACTCTCGTTGGAACAAGTCTAACTTATTTATATAAAACAAATGATGAATTTAAGACAAATGTTTCAAATGTATTCAGTACAATTAAAAATAAAGTTTTAGGAGTATTAAATACTATTAAAGCCTGGTGGGATAAAAATGGTGAAAGTATAAAAAAAGGAATTGGAAAAGTACTTGGTTTTGTAGCTAAATTAGTTCTTTTGTCATTCAAACAAATTTATGATATTACAAAAATGGTATGGCCATATGTTAAAAAAGTAGTAACTGAGGCTATTAAAGGAATATCTAAATTTTGGAATAAATATGGTGAGAATATAAAAAAGGTTATTATAGCCGCAATGAATAAAATTGGAGATATCGTAAAACTTATAACAAATCAAACTATAGCCTTTTTTAAATTAGTCCTTCCTAAAATAAAAACTATGATTAAAGATATAATAAGTGGAATTAAAAATTTAATAAATAAAGATGGGTCTAAAATAAAAGCGGTTATTACTAAACTTGTTAATTTTATTGTGACAATTATAAAAAGATTATTGCAAGTAATGTCAAAGGCAACTGCAAGGCTAATTGAAAGTTTATCACCAGTGTGGGAAAAGTTGAAAAAGATGTTTTCTACATTATGGGAAACAATAAAAAAACTGTATGAAACTTTCAAACCTTTATTTGATGCTCTAGGCGTAATACTACTCACATTATTTAGCATAATAGGTGGTGTAATTGATGGAACTATTTCAATGTTAGGACCACTTTTAGAATCAGTGATAAGTGTGGTTAGTGCAATTTTGGAGATTATCATGGCATTATGTTCGTTGCTACAAGGAGACTTTAGTGGAGCATGGGAACATTTGCAAAATGCAGGAAGTAACGCATGGGAAGCATTAAAGAATTTAGGACTTGCATTTTATGAATTCTTCAAAGGATTTGTAGAAGGATTTAAAACAGTTATGGGTTCACTATTTGATAAAATTGTAGTAATGGTAAAAGACTGTAATGAAAAAATTGCTTCATTCTTTATTAGTTTGTTTGAAGGAATTAAAAGTACAGTTTCAAACATTTGGAATGCTGTAGTAAATCTATTTACAGGAATTAAAGATTATATTTCAGGAATTATTAGCGATGCATTTAATTGGGGTAAAAACTTAATTCAAAATATTGCAGATGGAATAAAGAATGCATGGAACAGTGTTGTTGACGGAGTGAAAAGCGTAGGACAATCAATTAAGGATTTTTTAGGATTTGGTTCGCCAACAAAAAAAGGTCCAGGACACACTGCAGACGAATGGATACCTAACCTTATGAATATGATGGCAAATGACATGTATCAAAATATGCCGTTAATCGAAAATGCAACTTTATCTCTTGCTTCTACATTAAACGTCATCCCTTTAAATAAAAGTGTGGTTGGAAGTGGTACTAGTCCTTTTGGTGATTTAATAAATGGATTGTTTAAGCTAAATAGTACTAATTCTGGAATGAAGTTTAATGATCAAAAAGAAATAGTATTAGAACTTGATGGAGTAACACTTGCAAGATTAATGATGCCAAAACTAACTAAGGAATATAAAAGACATGGCATAGTTTTAAGGGAGAAGACAATATGATATTCTTTAAAATAAATGGAAAGGAAATTTCATCACCCAAAGATATAGAATATTCTTACGAAATCTTAGATAAAACTGAACGAACCATAAGTGGAATAATGGTGATTGATGAAATAGGAAAAAAGAAAATCATTAATGTTACCTGGGATTATTTAAAACAAAAAGATATGAAAATATTAAAAGAAGAACTTATGAAAAATGGTTTTACAACAATAAGCTATAGAGAAAGTACAAATGGAGACTTAACTACATTAACAACTAGAGCTGGTGATTTTTCATATTCTCCAACATATGATTGGGTTAATGATTTAATTATATGGAAGAATGTAAGTATAACCTTTGAGGAGAGATAAAATGAGTTATAGTGATAATCCTAGAAAAGTTTATGGAAAAGTTGAAATTATTTATTCTGACAGTGATACAGAACAAGTTGAAGGAGTAGATGTTATAGACAATTCATTAATAAGTCATCCTGATGAAGTGTATAAATCATATATGGTGCCAAGTGTTAAGAGTTGTACTATGGATGGTAATTCAATTCTTGATGGAACATATCAAATGATGGATGATAGGTCAGTTATTGGTTGGTGGGGTAAAGAGTTATCAAAAGAAGATAATACATTTATTACTCCACAGACATTAACTTTGAAATTTAAAAAGAGGGCAATAGTATCATGGCTTATTATTGGAGATAGTTTATTAAATCAATATCCTGTAGATTTTGTATTAGAGTTTATTAGTGATGAAACAGTGATATCAAAAGAAATTGTAACTAAAAATACTTTAGTGCAATACAAGATTTATAAAACTCTTGAAAATATAACTAGCATTAAAATAACAATTACCAAGTGGAGTAATAGTAATGCATGTGTTAAACTTTTAAGGTTTTATGATAGTCTTGCAGAAACATATGATGAATCATGTATTAAATCATTTGAAGTAATGGAAGAAATGTGTTCGGAAGATGCTAGTTATAATATTAATTCTGACTCTATGAATATTCTCTTATATAATAAGGACGGGAAGTTTACAAAAGGGTATTTAAAGAATTTACTTGTATTAGACAGAAAAGTAAGACCGTTCATTGGTATAGAGAAAAATGGAATAATCGAATACACATCTCTTGGTACATTTTATTCAGAAGAATGGAAGGTAGAAGATGATGGAAGATGGCTTAAATGTACTGCTGTAGATAAACTATTACGTTTGCAAAATAAAACATATCTGGGATTTACTATTGATTTCGGAGTTAGTCTTTATTATATTGCTGAAGATATTTTGAAAAAAGCAGGTATAACAAAATATGAAATATCGCCACTTTTATTAGAAATTAAAGTAGGTGATGTTTTTATGGAGAAAATGTCTGTTTGGGATGCTTTACAAGAAATAGCTAACACAGGTCTTTGTTTTATCTATATTGATAGAAATGATAAATTAATGATTGTATCTGATTTTGATGAAAAAGAATTATCAAACATTGAACTTTCAAAAGATAATATGTTTTCATATACTTCAAATATTTCTTTGACTGAATTTGCTAATAGAATAATAGTTGAATATGCCGAAGTAGTTATAAGTGAAGATATAACAGAAGCATTAAATACAAGCATTACAATTAATGCTAATGAAGAAATAGAATTAATGATAGATTATGCCAGTGAAGTTGCAGCAGCTGCTCCTGTAGTTAATAATGCTAATATTGATATTATAAGTTTTGATAGTGGAACTAATGCTTGTAAGATTAAATTAAAAAATAAAACCGATACAACTGAAACAGCAAACCTTATAATAACTGGTCCAGCAATAGATATAACATATAAATCAATTTATGTACAAGATGATGAAAGTGTCAGAGATTTTGGTGTGTTCGAATATTCACATCCAACATGTAAATTCTTGCAATCTAAAAATGATGCGTTAAGAATTGCGAACCATTTACTTAAAAAATTAAAAGCAGGTGAAGGAACGGTTACATCAATATGGAGAGGAAATCCTGAATTGGAACTTGGAAAAATTTATAATTGTGATAAAGGACCAGGTGAAGAAAACACCTTGATATGTGAATCAAATAAAATATCATATGATGGTAGTCTAAGAGAAGAAACTCGTGGAAGAAAAAAAGCATAAGGAGGTAGTATATGCCAAATTGGACAGAACCTAAAACAGATTACGTAGCAGGAGATCAAGTAACACCAAAAATATTTAATGACTTAGGTGAAAATGAAAAATATTTATATGAGATAAGTTGCAAAATAGAAAAGAAAACATTAGCAAGTGTTAGTGTAACAATTTCTAATATTGTATTTATAGAGGAGTAATAAATTTTATGGCATTCAGACCAAATATAAAAAACAAAGACGGAACACTTACAGATTTACCAATTGCTGCCGAAACAGCAGTAAGATTAAAATATAAGGCTACTATTACGGTAACAGGAGTAACTGCAACACCACAAGATTTTGACGGAACTGGAAATGTTGAAATACCAATTACAAAAATACCTGGTAGACTACTAACAGGAACTACCTCGATTCCAACAACAGGTAGTGCAGGAAGTGCTTCAATTTTAAATGGTAGTTGGACAGAATTAGTTCCTGGAACAACAAATCTTCCATATGGAGTATATTTATTTAAAGTTGAAATTCTAGATGATGCATCTCACATTGGCGGATATTCCACAACATTTGTCGATGTTTTAGGAATGGATAAAACTTCAAGTACTGAATATGAAGCAAGAGGCTATGAAGCTCCTAGTGGTCCAAACCATTATTACGTTGCAAATGATGCAGAAGCAAGATGGTATAGAAGTGCTAGATTAAAAGTAACATATTACGCAAACACTATATTTAGAGTGGACCTATTTGTAAGTAGTAGTGGAGCATATTCTACAAGTAATATAACTGGTGAATTTAATATTGCAGATACTCTAGCATCAAACAAAGAAGGAATTAGTTATAAAATTAAATATAAACGAATTTTTTAGGAGGAAATATGGTAGCAATTATAATTAGTATTTTAGGAAGTATAATCAGTGGAATGGTACTTTTCTTTTTGAAATCATATTTTACAAAGCAAGAAGCAAAAGAAAAAGAACGAGAAAAGAGAAAAGCCAAAGAGAATATATTAATTTTAAAATCAATTGATGCAATAGGAAAATTAACTTACGCTAATGCTATTGCAATAAGGGATGGAAGAACTAATGGCGAATTAAAAGAAGCACTTTCTGAATATCATGAGGTAAGAGAAGATTTATATGAATATTTACTAGAACAAAATTCAAAAAAGTGAATATATTACTAGACTTAATTAAGTATTGTGGTATACTTTCTGTTACAAAAAAGAAAGGACCAAAGTATATGCAAGACTACGATATTAAACAATTTAATGATGATGCTGTAAAAGAAAGATTTCAAGAAATGATTATTAGACTTTATATCATTCATAGATTGAGATGGTCTGTTGGTGATATGTTTAATACTGATAAAGATAATGACTTTTACATAGAAGCACAAGAATTATTAGGAGAACTTGAAATAAACATATGGGGATATATCCTAATAGGAAAAACAATTAATGAGGGCTAGAAAATAGTCCTTTTTATTTTACAGGAGGATCGTTTTATGAGAATAGCAGAACAATCTCCAAGAATGTGTAAAGATGGAAGTATAAGGTGGTATCATGGAGATACCTTTGTCTTGACTTTTGAATTTAATATACAAGATGATGAAGGAAATCCTATAGAATTTAAAAAAACTGATAAAATAGAAATATTTTTAGTTAACTATAAGAGTGAACGTGTGGCAAAATTTGAAGCCATTGCTACAGGAACTTTACAAATGTATGTTGATGAAGAATTATCAGAAAAGTTGGTTGAAGGTGTTTATTCACTTGATGCTAGATTTAATGGTGAATTTATTACAACCTTAATGAAGAAAAATAAGGTAGTGGTAGAATAATGAAAATTATTTATAATATAAGATTACCAGTAAACAAGGTGATAACCACAGACATAATGGTAATGTCTAAGGGAATAACTGACCATGCCAAATTAGATAATTTAGATTATGAATCGTGTGGACATACAGGATTTGCTTCTAGCGAAGATTTAAAAAGTTATGCACAAAAAGCTGATATGCCAATATGCATGACAATTGAAGACATTGAAAACATATTAAACGGAGGAAAATAAAATGTCAAAGAAATTTTTAGACCAAACAGGATTAACCTATTTATGGACAAAATTAAAAACTTTACTTGGAGGAAAACAAGATAAGGTAACAGGTAAAGGATTATCAACAAATGATTTTAGTAATAGTTACAAAACTAAACTTGATGGAATAGAAACAGGTGCAAATAAAACAACAGTTGATAGTGCCCTAAGTGCATCATCAACTAATCCAGTACAAAATAAAATAATTAATACTGCACTTGAAAATAAAGTTGATAAGATAAGCGGTAAAGGGTTATCAGCAAATGATTTTACAGATACATTAAAAACAAAACTAGATGGAATAGCTAGTGGAGCAAACAAAACAGTAGTTGATGCATCACTTAGTACAACATCTACAAATCCAGTACAAAATAAAGTAATCAATACAGCACTTGGAAATAAAGTCGATAAGGTGAGTGGTAAAGGGTTATCAGCAAATGATTTTACTGGAGAACTTAAAACTAAGTTAGAAGGAATAGAAGCAGGTGCCGAGAAAAATTATATTGTTTACAATGGAGCAAGAGGATACACAGAAGAAGAATTAATTGGTCATCTTGTTTCAATTTATTCCGAATTAAATAGTTCAGAAAAAATAGTTGTATCTATAACAAATACTTCAGGAGATTCTTCAGAAAATATAAACTATGTATACTTATTTGAAAAGAGCGATTATAGCGATTTTGAAACAAATAAAACTACATACAAGTTTAAATTATATGATACTAATTATAATATTTACACTGCATCAATAACTAATCTTTCAACTAATACTTATACATATGAAGTAGAAAATTTACTTAATAACAAAGTAGATAAAGTTAGTGGAAAAGGACTTTCAACAAATGATTTTACAACAGCCTTAAAAGAAAAACTAGAGGGAATTACAGCTGGAGCAACTAAAATAACTGTTGATACAACTCTTAGTTCAACCTCTACTAATCCAGTACAAAATAAAATAATTAATGCAGCACTTGGAAATAAGGTTGATAAGGTTAGCGGTAAAGGACTTTCAACAAATGATTTTACAACAGCTTTAAAAGAAAAATTGGAAAACCAAGCCAATGATCCATATAGTACTTTTGTTGAAGGGGTAATTGTAGAGTATGATGGTGAAGTAATTCTAGAATCAACAAAAACAACAAGTCATGCAAAAATAGATCTAAGTACCTTTGCTAAGAAAAGTGACGTTGCAGGTATATATAAAATAAAGGGAACTAAAACCTTTGCTAATTTACCAGCAGTGGCAGAAACAAATGAAGGTGATGTATATAATATTAGTGATGCTTTTACTACAACATCCAAATTTGTTGAAGGACAAGGAAAAGGATATCCAGCTGGAACCAATGTAGTTTGTATTAATAGTGATGGAGTAAAACTATGGGATGTATTAAGTGGCTTTATTGACTTAAGTGGTTATCAAAAAACATCAGATTTAGTAGCAATCACAAATACGGAGATTGATACAATTTTAGCATCATAAGAGGTGCTATATGGCTAAAAGTTATTTAGATAAGACAGGACTTGAAAGAGTGTGGAGTAAAATCAAAACACTACTTTCAGGTAAAGTCGATAAAATAAGTGGAAAAGGTCTATCTACTAATGATTACACTCAAGATGAAAAAACAAAAGTGTCAACTGCCTATTCTAATAATCATACACATGAAAACAAATCAGTACTAGATACTATTACTGATGCAAAAGTAAGAGAGTGGGATGATGCAGCAAGAGCAAGTGGAATGGTACAAAACGTTGGTCATTTGTCAATTGAGTGTAATAGTTGGCATAGTCTATCAGTAGCAGGATATAATCATGCAAGATTAATTTGCATAGAGGTTGGAGGAAGTTCTGCAACAGCATTAAAAGTTAGAGCTAATAGTTCAACAGGAGCAACAGTAATTAATTTAGCTTCTAATCATATTAAGCAAGGATTTATAATTGAAAAATATAATAATTATGTTATTTTTAAGTCAGCAGATGGAAGTGTATTTGGAAAGGCATATGTTTCAACAACAAAGTTATATTTTTATTTAGAAGCAGAAAATTCATCTGATTACGTTGATTTAGTATTTGCGATGGAGAGTTAACATGAGATATATGATAGGTTCCACGCTATTAGGAATAGAAAATAATAAAGATGTTGATATGATAGAATTAGATGATACAGTCTTTTATAAAAGAGAAGTGAAGGAAGGCATAGATTTAATTAAAACTTCAAGAAAAAGATTAAAGGAATTAATGCAATTTAAAGCCGATTATAATAATAATTATTGGTTTTTATTAGTTAATTATCAACTGGATACAAAAATTATAGGTGAAAACTTTCCGATTAAATATAGCATTTTAGAGTATAAGACGGATTTAATAAAATTACTAGAAATGATAATAAAGGATAAATTGTGTAACTTTAACCCATTAATTACAATCGATGGAAAGTATTGTACAAAAAAGATTTATCATATCGCATATAATTTATTTATTTTATACAATAATGATGTAAAACTAACAATAGATCAACATGAAGTTATTCAAAGAATTCATGATGGTGATATGCCAATTGAATATTTAGAATATTTAAAAGAATTATTACAAAAAGTAAAGGAGGCAAATAAATGAATAATTATTTAGAAATATTAAGTGTACCAGCAATAGCAGCAATAGTATATTGGTTAATTGAAATTATAAAATATGCTGTAGGAAGTAGTGAAAAGTTTAAAAGATTTATTCCACTAATTTCTTGTTTAATAGGAGTTATACTTGGTATAATTTCATATTATTTTGTACCAGAAATCATTCCAGCAAAAAATATATTTGTGGCTATAGTAATTGGTGCAGCAAGTGGTTTAACTGCAACAGGAACGAATCAGATTGTTAAACAATTAAAGAAAGGTGATGAAAGTGGCAAGTAAAGAAATAAGACTTGCATACTTAAATATGTTAGTAAATAAACTTTGGATTAAGGGGTTGCTAACTGATGAAGAAAAGAAAAAAATAATTAAGCTAAATGAAGAAAAATTAAATTAAATATTCTCTTTCGGCTGGACTTAAATAAACAAGTGTGATATTGTTTTGTTGCCAGCTGAAGGAGAATTTAAATTTGAATAATTTATGTTCCCTTTTAGTAAATGGTTGAAATAATAAAATGTCTAAGGAGGTAAGCAAAATGAAGAAAGTTGCAGCATATGCAAGAGTTTCAACAAACAAAAGAAATCAAGAAACTAGTTTTCAATATCAAAGTGATTATTGGAATGAAATTTTAACAAAAAATGATGATTATGAATATGTTGGATTATTTGCAGACAAAGGAATCAGTGGAAAATATGCTACAAGACGTCCTCAATTTATGGCATTGATTGAAGAAGCCGAAAGAGGGAATATAGACATCATCTTTACTAAATCAGTTCAGAGATTTGCTCGAAATACAGAAGAATTATTATCAATCGTAAAGAGATTGCGAGAAAAAGAAATAGCAATAATATTTGAAAAAGAAAATATAAATTCGCTTAATACAAATAGTGAATTATACTTAACAATTGCTGCGGCATTAGCAGAGGAAGATTTGGCAAACTATAGTACAAATATAAAATGGACTATACAAGATAAGTTTAAAAATGGCGAAAATGTAATGGGCTACATCATATATGGTTATAATGTTTTAAATAACAAAGAGTTAATTATCAATGAAGAACAAGCAAAAGTTGTAAAAGAAATATATACGTTATATGCTACTGGCAACTACAGTTCAACAAAAATAGCAAAGACATTAAATGAAAAAAATATTCCTTCAGCAAAATGTGTAAAATGGACAGATGGTACTATTAGAAATATTTTAAGAAATGAAAAATATAAGGGCGATTTAATGCTACAAAAGTTTTATTCAGAAAAAGGAAAAAGACTAAAAAATAGAGGTGAAAGAGATATGTATTATGTTCAAGGAAATCATGAAGCAATAATTAGTGAAGAACTATGGAATAAAGTACAAAAAATATTTGAGCGTAGATCAGCAAAAAAATTAGTAAATAGAGAGCCAGTACTATATCCATTTACCAGTCTAATCAGATGTGGAAAATGTGGTGAAACATATCAACATAAAATAGCAAATTCGGGAACATCTTCAAGATGTGAATATTATAGTTGCAGTACAAATAAGAAATATGGAATAAAGGCATGTGGCAATCATGCAATTAAAGCTGAAGTTATAAATGCGTTGTTTGTTGAAGCATATAATGATTTTCTAAATAATAAATATCTTGGCGCTGAAGCAATTAAACAAGAATTAGAAGGAAAATTTAGCTTAGTAAAGGAACTAAATCAATTGCTTGTAAAAGGATTTATTTCAAAAGAAAACTATGAAATAGAACAAACTGCATTAAAAAAAGAAATTGCATTGTTAGAAAGTAGTCTAACTATTGCAAGTAAATTTAACTCTACAAATAACAATAATGAAAAGATAACTAAATTTGATGAAAGCATAGTACATAAATATATAAAAGAGGTCACCATTCTTGATTGGATGGTGATCTTTGTATTCTATAATGGTGCTGTAATAACTAAACATTATACAAATGGACATGCAGGAAATAAAGAAATATGGAAATTAGCTGGAGGTAAAAAATGCAAGTAAATGAAAGAAAATCAATAATAATTCCAAGAACAAAATATGGAACAGTTAATTTCTTAAAAGATAAGATTAAAGTAGCAGCTTATGCTAGAGTATCTACTGATAGAGAAGAACAGGAAGATTCATTTGAACGGCAAGTAGATTATTATACAAGATATATTAATAATAAAAATGAATGGGATTTTGTAGGCATATATGCAGATCCTGGAATCACTGGAACACAAGCTGAAAAAAGACCACAATTTTTAAAAATGATAAATGATGCTGTGAGTGGTAAAATAAATAAGATTATTGTTAAATCTATAGCCAGATTTGCTAGAAATACAGAAGAAGCACTTAAGTATATAAGAATACTAAAAGAAGCAGGTGTAGGAGTATACTTTGAAACAAATAATCAAGATACCAGTGAACCTGGTGGAGAGATAATGATAACGATATTAGCAGCAATGGCAGAAGAAGAATCAAGAACAATAAGTAAAAATGTGACTTGGGCAATGGATAAAAAGTTTGAAAAGGGAGATATGATGCTAAACTATTCAAGGTTTTTAGGATATACAAAGAATGAGAATGGTGAACTAGTAATTGTACCAGAAGAAGCAGAAATTGTAAAAAGAATTTATAGAGAATATATTGGGGGAAAATCAATAAATGCAATTGCAAATGGTTTGGATGTAGATAACATTTCAACACCATCTAATGGCAAAAAATGGTATAAAACAGTAATAGTAAGTATACTGACAAATGAAAAGTATATTGGAACTGCACTAATGAATAAAACTTATAAAAGAGATGTATTAAGTAAAAAGAGGGAAAAGAATACAGGACAGAAGAAAATGTATCTTGTTGAAAATCATCACCCTGCAATAATCTCTAAAGAAACATTTGAATTAGTACAAGCACTTATAAGTGAAAGAAAAATAACTGAAGGATATTCTAATAGTAATAAAGGTAGATATTCAAGCAAATATCCATTCAGTAAAAAAATTAAATGTGGAGAATGTGGAAATTATTATAGGCGTCATGCACAAACAGTTAAAGGAGAATATGTCCAAACATGGGTATGTGCTGAACACAAACTCAATAAGGATAAATGTGGGCAAATGTATATTACGGAAAAAGCAATTGAGAATGCATTTATTGAAGTAATGAAAGAACTAATGCAAAACTCTGATGCTGTAAAAGAAATATTACTTGAAAATATAAATACTGTATTAAATGATAATAATATTAATGAATTAGAAAAGACAGTAGAAAAAATAAAGAAACTTCAAACAGCAATGATAAACTTATATAAGAAAAAGATAAAAGGTGAACTTTCAAAAGAGGATTATGAAAAAGAAGCACTTATAGTTCAAAAACAAATAGACGCTTTAAATAACAAGAAAGCAAAACTGGAAGAAAATAAATCAGTAATGATTCTTGCTAAATCAAGATTAGAAGAAATAAAAAAAATAATTAATTCTGATATAAAAGGATTTGATGAAGATACATTTACAAACCTTGTGGAAGAAGTGATTATAAGAAAAAGATATGAACTTGAGTTTAAATTCAAATGTGGAATAAGTAAAAAATGGCAGGCAGAATAAAAGTACGTCATAAAAATGATTTTAATAAAAATTATTAATTTTATGGATTTTTTTAAAAAAATGTGTATAATATATATACTTTCTTCTGGAGGTG